CAGCTGCTTTTTCTAATTCTTGTGCTGCTCTTATTGTGCGACCGGCACGATTAAGAACACCTTCATCTAAACCATTAAATACAATTAAACTGTTTGTTCCATGTAAGGGTAATTCCTCACCATCTAATTTATAAAACAAAATTTCCGTTTGATTGTAGTTTAACTGATATGTAATTCTATCTGGCGAAATTCTTGTCCATGCTCTTACTCTTGCGCCATCGCTGTCTGAGTAACTATCTAAAACCTGACCATAAGCAAATCCTGTAAATAATAAATCCTCAGCGATCCAAGCGTATGTTGCACTTCCGGGAATGCGTGGATCAGGTTGCATTAAAACTCTTGTTGGTCGTATGTGTTCTTTTGTAAAATGATTATAAGTTTCGATAGGCAACGAGCCGACTGTTGAGCAGATTATGTTCCTTGCCCTTGCACACGCTGGCACAGACATCGCTTGCTCACGCGTTGCAGATTGTGTTCCAAAGAATATGCCGCCAACGGCAGCTTGTAAATTGTAAGGCGCATAAGATGCAGCCACATCAGTTGTTGCTGTAATTACTGGCTTTGTGTTAAAACGATCAAATAATCCCATTAGCACATAATATACCATAAAGTCAAATTATCCGACTTGAATATCAATTTCCGTTTCTTGTTGTGTCGCAAAATAAGTTGCTAAAGCCGAAGCGACAGCTGCACAAACTGCCACTCGACTTGCACGCCTTCCGATGATCCATGACCCATCCCCATAGGGCAGTTTCGCAGCGGAAAGTGTTTGTTGGGTCAGTTCGTCTTGACCTCCATGCTGTAATCGATGGGAATTGATTGCGCCCAACCATCGATCACAACTTTCAGCGTATATCGCCCCATCCATATCTGTAATGGGAATTCCAGCGGGAACTAGCCGACTTGCAACAGCTTGTGCAGTCCTTTTGGAATAAGCGACAGTCTGAACATTATATTTTCTTACATAAGGTGCAATATCGTTTGCAACCGCTAAATCATTGATTGAATAATCATTTGACCAAGTATGGAGTAAAACTAAATTAAATCTTTCGCCAGAAAGTTTTTGTGTCGCAATTAATGCCCCAAATTTTCTATCTGGTGATAAATCAAGTCCAAACCAAGTTTCTTTTTCAGGATCTAAAGGTATCGGATCAGTCTGACACAATGCCCACTTTTGTGCATCAATCGCTGAATTAATTGTATCTACCCATTGCGCCAAAACTTCAGTTCGCACAATATCCGGCGGATCATTAATAACTGCTTTTAAGTTATCCGGATGAATTGTTATTCCCAATGATGGATTGGCTTGAGCAAATGCACTCCAATTAATCTCGCCTGACGGAAGCAAGATCGGAGCATCGGGTTCTGCACTCCACTCAAACCAACCTATCGGATCGTTGGTTGTAGCTGATGCCAACGCCCTCTCACGCAATTTGTTTAGGATTACGGAATGCTGATCTCCTGCTGATGAATAAACCCATACCTGCGGATTCTTAGCAGCCATCATGGAATATCGCATTGATGACCAAGCATCCTCATCCTTATATTCACGCAACTCATCAAGATGTATTGTTTCGGGTTTCGATAACCCTCTCGCAGCATTATTAGCTGCTTTTACAACAAACCGCCTATTGCCAAATAATTCAATTTCCTCAGCACCATGTTGCCAACGGATTTTCTTTACTTCCTTTTCCAATCTTGGATGCGTTTCAATTAAGCCAACAATCTGTCTAAATGTTTCAAGTGAGGTTGTAAGTCTGTGAGCTGATGCAAGTTGTAATCCTTCACCCCAGACAAACATGCCGGTCAATATCCTGAGCATCATCAAAGTGCTCTTACCTTGCTGTCGTGCCATGATAAGTCCAAGTTCAGAATGAGCCCAGCGACCATCCTCACGCACCTTATGCCCATGAATGCAAACAAAGCGTTGCCATTCCATAAGGTTAATTCCAAGATCGGTGGCAAGGTCGATCATATCTTGACCCTTTGAAGGTAAATCAGTCAGTTTTGAATGAATTCGTGGAGTTTGCACACCTCCTAATCCTGAATAGGTCGGATCACTTAGGATCTCTCCCGTTTGTAAATTGATCAAAGCGATTCAGTCTGATCGTGAGCGATCGAGGTGTTTTGTGGGTTAGAAAAGGAACGGGGGGTCGGTGGTGTCCTCTTGCTCACAAAAAACCGCCCACCCTTGCTTAAATTACATCTAGTGCAGGATGCAACAAGATTACTGTCATCATCTAATCCACCAAGCCTTCTAGGTATTACATGATCCACAGTTGCAGCCTCTTGATTGCAGTATTGGCAGATGAACCCATCCCTACGCAACACCCTACTTCTAATAGATCTCCAATGTCTTGTTGAACCGGTAGATCTTAAAGCTGACTTACTCAATACCATCCCTTAATCTTATGATGTTGTAATGCATTGCAAGGATTATCGTATCGCTTCTTTATGTATTTGAGTTGCCAATCAATCTGTTTGTATCCATCAACTGTTGCTAACCATTTAGATCTACCTTGAGGAATACCATAATGACTACCATTCTTGGCTTTTGGATTCCATCTAGATTCTTTGTAATTCAATTCATCTAAACAGTAAAATTGATCTAAGTTATTAAGCTGCATAAAAGCCCATTGTCTGTAATGATTTGTTTTGTCATTAGCAACGGAATTATCTTTTAATAAGCCTATGTTTAAGGCTATGAACAGAGGTATCACCAAACCAAACCTTGCGATCTTTCTGCTTCGCAGATCGCCCTTTCGCTCTGAAAGCGAATTTGCGTTTAAGGGTAGCATACGCCTCCAAATCCATCAGCATAACCGCAGGTCAGACGGCAAGTCATATTGACATCCAACCTATGTATTGTGCGTTTGGGTTATCTAAGAGCCATTGCTCGCGCAGCTTGTTTTGATAAGTCCAATCGATGCTATGTGTCATTTCGTCATGATTAGCGCACATGTATGGCACTCCTGATCTACGAACATCCAAGACCCACATTTAGTGCATCTCATGACAGGCTCTTGAGTGTCAGTTGCTTCTGCTAGATTCTTTGTTCCAATGCAATTGCACCTTAGGCATTGATAAACTCTAAATCCATGAGCTGTGGAATAACCTTCTAGCCAAATAAATTCAGTATTACCAGAGCACCCATTGCATTTGAATTTAACCACCTTTACCAGCCCATCCAGTTCCCTTAAAGATTGCCGGAACTGCTGAATAGACACGCCTTAACTTAGCCCCACATACTTGACAACAAGGGATTTCGTGCTCCATTGGAAGATCCAATACAATACTCAATCCCTCGCCATCACATTCGTATTCGTAATTAGGCATTCAAATTCCTATTTACCGGATAAGGAATTCTGTTGATTGTGTGGCACACATAGCATCGAAGCAGATCGCCCTCATGAAGTAATCTGTCATCATTGCAAGTGTCGCATTTGATTGTTGATGGCTCTACCTTAACTCCATCATCTGTAAAAGTTGCAGTTAGACCAGAGCCGTCAATGATTTGTAATTCGCCCATTTATTCACCTCCTTCAAAATACCATTTTCCGTTAGCTGTAAGTTTTGCCCAAGAAGGTGGGCATTCTTTTGCTTTGCAAACATAACCATAATAAGGCTTGCCTCCTTTAGAGATTCCTTCTTTAAGAATATGCCCATGCTGGCATGCAGGTGGCTCATTAGGTATTGATGCGCCAATCTCAGCAACAACATCACCAACAGACCATGCAACCGGCTCTTTAGGTTTATCAGCTTCAAAACTATCTCTTAGGATTGTTTCAATTTGTGCTGATTTAGATCCAGCCTTGCCATACATGTTTTGCCGGCTTTGCAATTTGTCTTGAAATGATTTGGCTACCTCAAAAGGTTTTTCTGATTGTTTTACCTTGCTCATTTCCTCTTGAGATGCTCTCTTGCCTTTAGCTGCAAAACCTGCGTTTGCAAGTGCTCTGCCAATCGCTGAAGTCTCACAATTTTCCAATGCAGAAGTTGAATTGACACCTCGATCCGAAATCGTTTCAAAAGCGAGCCCAGTTGCACACGGCTTTGGGTCGGCTTCCGTTTTGAATAATTTACAAAATACAATGAATCGAGTGTTAGATGCCTCGATGAGTTCAGTTTCGATTCTATTGTCTGGAAATTTTCCATGCCATTTCTCCAATCTTGATTCGACTGTTTCATAATCCTCTAAATTAAATGCCATCAGCTACTCCAAATTCTTGGTCGTAATGGTCGTGCAATTCTTTGTAGATGACTGCATAACCAATGATGTCTTTAACACTATCTTGGTGATTTGCAGTTTCGGCAAGTCTGCTGACTTTAACAAGCAGTTGCATGATGCTAACCTGCATTGGCGATATGTAATCTCCATAGTAAGCAGACCACAATTCTGAGATTCTCTCGTGATTGCTTTGACTGCTTCCGTAAATCGATCCTCTAGCTGAGAGGATTGTTGCGATCTCATCCAAGAACTCAGTTCTGCTTGTCATAGTCAAAAACCTCATCAGACTTTGTTTTGGTATTTACAAGTCTGCGGTGCGAAGTCCACCCATCAGCCCTGCCCTTCCAATAACCATTCTGGAATGCAGTTTCTTTAATTTCATGAATAATCCATGCGCCTATACCCAAGCCCATAAATATCCACGCTAGTTGTAGCATGTCATCTTTTGCGGTCATGTTGCTCCCTTACATATCCACAGCTCTTGTGGATGCATAAAGTATGACCTAGATCAAGGACAGGCGGTTAATTACTTTCGGCGTGTTTTATAACGATTAGATAACGCCAATATCCTCAACATCATCGATATGGTCATCAATCGTGCGGTCGATATAGTCTGTTTCACGCCCCATAAGACTTTCCAAGAGC